ATTATTCCAGCTATACGAAAAATCTGATAAATGGTCTTTTCAACTGCTTTTAGGTTATTCTCCCGATTCTTTTGGCGTATTTCCAATAATTGTTCTTTTACTGTTTCTTCATTTATTTTTTGTTTAATATCTGAGGTCTTATCGGGCGCACTCCTTGAATGAGGAGCTTTATTGGTGTTCTTCTTTTTGTTCCGAGAATGTCCCATCTCAACCACACCATCCTTCAATACATACTTTATCACATAGTCAAGGTATGGTTTCGACAGTGCTGGATTATTACAGTATATGCTGTGAAAACCAAAAATGACCTATGTTGCTTTAACATAGGTCTCTTGATAGTCACATAATTACCTCGATAGGATTTATGGAAACCTATTGTCTTTGGCAACGTGTATATTATATCACAAAAGAGGTATAATGTCAATAATTTTTCTGAAAATTCTTTGAAAATCCCCTTGACAAAAACGATGATATGTGATATAATAGTCAAGCTGTACATAAGGTCATTGACGGTTACCAGTTGTGGTAATCGTTTTTTTATGAAAATAAAGCAAGCGAGCTATCTTACGATTTTGTAAGATACTCGCCTTTTTCGTTGTCACAAAAGTAAATCGAGACATTTTCTTTCAGCTTACGCCTACGTCAGTCGGTGGGAACTGTCTCAAACCCTATCAAAGCTCCATGAACAACCGAAACTGACCCGGCTGTACACTTCATCACTGCGGCAACAGTCTTGCTGTTACCTGTTAATATTATACCCTATTCCATGAAAATAGTCAAGGAAAAGTTAGGCAGCTCGGTGGAACTGCCATTTTTTGTTTCTGAAATTTTACACCCACAAAATATCAGATTGTTTTTTGATTTTCTGTTACCTCGTGTAACCACGAACATCCTCGATAAACGTGTGATTACGCAGATGCTCCTCATACGACTCCTTGATGATTTGATAATTGATATCGACTTCACCGTTCGTCAGCTCACGTTCTTTGAGGAATTTTTCATACTTGTCGTACACCTTGAAGATTCTATTGAACTCTTCTCGGGAGACCATTGTGTTTTTGTTTTCAACTTTTGTCGCAAAGTCGATGATACGGTCACGGCTGTTTTGAACAAATATCTCTTCCAGCACCTTAACAACATCAGCGAATTTCTCACCCATCTCCTCGATGAACCTATCGTAGGTGACTGCCCTGTTGTTTACCCACTGCATCCAACTGTCGCGCTTTGCAATGTTGTCTGCGGAATAATGACCGTTTACATCTTCCAGAAGAATCTTCACAGCTTTCAAAGTTTCAGCCGCTTCGATTTTTTCCTGCTTTTTCTGTTTGAAGTATTTTCTGACGTTCATGATTGCCGGTACAGCTTTTCCCTTGAAGTCAAGGATACCGCCGATAATTTGAATCACCAGAAATACGCCAACGATAATGCCGCCAACTGTGGCGGGCAGTTTTAAGTATTCAATGAAACTAACCATAGGGCTTACTCACCCGCTTTCTGGGCGGGCGGGTTGACTACCTTAGTCATAGAGCAAAGACTATCAATCAGCTTGCTGACAACAGCAAGGTCGATGTCATAGTTGACTGTATCGGCAGATGCTTCAACCATAGCAAGAACCCATTCTTTACGTTCAGCGCCGGTTTCAAATTTCGTTTCGGCAATTTCCATATAGTCCATGACCATGTCAAGCAGAGCGTTCCAGTTCTTTTCCTTCACCGCTTTCTTAACATACTCAACAAGTTTGATGACCAGAGGAATAGCCGTTGCCAAACCAGCAAGGATTGATACAGCAAGTTCCAACCACTCCATATACGTTACCTCCTAAAAGTTATATTGCGGGGCTCTCATCGCTGCCGTTTTTATCGACTTGGGAGAACCCGTTAGCTTTCGCTGTCTCAAAAGTGATACCGCCTTCTTTATGGTCAGACTTCGCCATATTCAAATAGAATGAGCACACAACACCATGCGCTGTCCACGGCAGTCCAACCATAGCTGAGAGCCACGGTAAGGAACCAAGATAGCCCTTATAAATGCAAAGAGCGGCGAGCGCCAGCCCACCGATTGTTACGACCCATAAGAGCCACCTGATATCAGCAATCAGTTTCTGAGAATAATCCAATCGCTTTCCTTTTTTACCACTTTTGGACACACATTTTTGTGTACCCATCTTCTTCATTACGCTTTACCCATAATCTGGGCGAAACGATAGAGGACGGTTATAAACTGTTCTCTCGTGAGAATGTCCGCCCACATACAGTTCGGTTCGCCATCAACGGTAGAACCGTTGCCGTTAATCAAACCGTTACTGATAGCCCATGCGCGAGCTGCTTCGCTCCACTGACCTGCGTCATTGTCCTGAAGCTCTTTACGCATTTCGAGCCACATTTCTTTGAATTTAGCCGCATCCATATCATCGTCCTCCGTTTCCAAGATTTCGGCATCCAGCCGTCTGTTTACCTCTTCTGCAATAGCAGAATGGCGTTCATATAAATAATCGCCGGGACAGGACTTGTAAGCGAACCAACGGTGCACCGTCATATTCTGCCTGTCCGTTTCACCGACAAGAGATTTGTCTCCAAGCCATCTGAGTCGCTTGATACCGGGGTTTCGCTTGCAGATATCCACAAGCAACCGGATAAGTCCTTCGTATGCGGCATCGGTGACAGCATAAGGATGTGTGGTGTCGCTGGCAACTTCAATGGTGATGGCTCTATGGTCGTTGTCAGAGCCTGAGATTCCGTTCACTCTGATGGGGTTACCATTCTTGTCTTTGCCGCCCGAACACCATGCGCGGTCTTTTTCCTCGACATACATACCAATCCTGCCATCCTTGCCAACACCGTAGTTGGACGAAGCGCCTCTGGATGATTTGGCAAACAAAGCGCCGAGTGATTCTACGGTACACTGTCCTACAACACAGTGAATCGTAACTGTGTCAATCTCACCGCGTCTTGGGCTTGTCTTGTTCGGTGAAATCAACGTGTAATCAACGAGTGGGCTGTTGCTCATAGCCACATCCCCTCCTTTCTCTGTACTTGCGTACTTATCAAAGTAAACCTGTCCGTAACTTGCACGCTTCTCTTGGACAGAAATTCCCTGATTGGCGGGGCGCTCAAATTTGAACAGTATCTCATTCGATGCCTCTAAAACAGAAGTGGCGTTCCTGAGCAAATCAAGAACGCCGCGATATCCGTCATTCAGTTCTTTCCATAAGAAATCGAGCTGCATATCCAAGTCACCGATTGACTTGCCTGCCGCCTGTGCAAAGTTCAGCAGATTCTGCTTTCGGCTCCAGTATGTCCACTGGGCAAGACCGTAGCCTGCGGAATCCTTGACAAAGTTTGTGTACGTACCATTGTCAACAGATTCTGTATATGTAGCGTCGGTGTAACCGAGCTTCTTTTCAAAAGTCTGCTGCAGGTTTTTGGGATTTAACGCAGATTCAGCATAGAGGTTGCCCATAAGACCCGCTACGCCGAAATCATTTAATCCCTTGGATTTCAGATAGTTCCATATGCGCTGTTCGTTTGAAGCCATATGAACCCACCTCCTTTGCTTATAAAACTACACTTTGGTTACGCCTCAGATTCTTCAGAACCCTCGGTGTAAACTTCCCAGCCTGCGGGATAAGCAACAGGACTCCATACGTTATTGTCGATGGTAGAAATGTAAAGCACTCCTTCGTAGCTTACAATGTCACCGGTCATATATGCATCAGATGTACCGACAGGCTGAGACCATTCAGGATAGCCCTCCTCGGTAATGCCAACTGCTTTGAACAGACCGGTTGCTGAATCCGGAGTCCAGTCCTCCTGCGAAGTGTGCGCCTGCAGACAAACATAGAGCTGCGGGTCGCCAACCTCGTTCACGCCGTAAATGCAGTATTCACCGACTTCATAGGCGTATCCTTTGGGGTTCCACGGGTCAAAAATGGTAGCAATCATAAGTACCTTCTCTTCGTCCAAGGTACGGGCGAAGAGCTGCAGTGTATAACGGAACTGCTCCGCTCTCTGTGCCATCGTCATTATTCAGCCACCCCCAGTAAAATATTGATTGTATTTGCGATGCCATACATTTCTGCGCCGCCGTCGATAGCGGACACGATAACAGTATCGGCACCTTCGATGTCTTCGTGACCTACCAGATTATAAGGCGTACTCTGGAAAGCCACACCGATTGCATTTTCTTTGTCGGTAGGTGCGAAGCAACCATTCGCACTGATTTTGATATAATTCACGGAGTCGGTGATACCAAGCTCCGTACCGTCGATTTTGATAATACGATACATTATGCATCCTCCTTTGCGCCAACTAAAGTTGCAATATGGCGAAGTGTAACAATGTCTGCGTTGAAAAAGTCATGGTTCCACAGCCAATAATCTTCGTAAGTGTCACGCTTATATTTCTGACACACGGGGTCATCCCACACCTTGTCCCATCGAGTCTGATAATCATCATCTCGCTTGGCAAGCGTTTTCTGAATTGCCTGTGTCAGCTTGCCGCGCATCATTCCCATGCCGTCATCGTTGACAGCAAAAAACTGGTGAGCATTGTTGCTTGTTGCGTAGCAGATGGTCTTGTCCTTATATGTGATAAAGACACCGTCACACTCACATTCGGTCATTGCGGGAAGATTGACATCGCCGCAGATTGCCTTGCTCTTAAATCTTTTATGAACAATATATTTCATTACCTTTGATTCCTCTTTCTCTGAAGTTTTCAATTCTCTCCGGCGAGAAACCGAAGATTGCATAGAATAGCCTACGCAAGCGGAGAATACGACCGTGGTCGTTGTAACATCCAAAATAGGCAAGGATGCCGTTTACCGATGTCCACAGGTCTTCGTATGACATTTCTCCATTCTGTATCTTTTGATGGAATGCCTTGAGCTTTCTGCGTGCTCTCTTGACACCGTCCCTGTTGCCGTTGACGATGACCTTACCCGTCTCTGTCAGAGTGTATTTCGCTTTGCAATACTTGAATGGCTTGACAAGCGGAATGATTCTGGTCTTTGACATACTGATGGTGAGCCGTAAGCTCTCGGCTTTAGCCACTACAAGCTTCAAAATTTCCTTCGGATTTCTGTCGGGCGGCACGATGATATAGTAATCGTCCATGTAGTGACCAGCACACTTGAGAGATAACTGACATTTGATATAGTTGTCCAGTGCTGACGGAAACGCAATCATTTCAGCCTGACTGGGTTCAACACCAAGCGGTAATCCCAAACCACCGGGTACGGTGTTTACAATATCGTCTGCTATCTGTCGGATGCCGTCATCCAAAAGAAACTTTCTGTGTCGCTCAAATACTTTTTCGTGTGAGACCGTTGGGAAGAATTGTTTGAAGTCAACCAGAATGACGCTGCCTTCACGCCCATATCGACGGAAATGGTAACGTAAGTCCTCACGAAGTTCACGCTTTGAAAACTCAAAGCCTTTGCCCGGTAGACTTGCGCCATTGTTCCATATCATGCTCGGACGATACAGCGGTAGGAGAACCTTTCTC